CGCTGTCACCCGGGGACGCCGCAGCCAGGTCTCGACCCTGGTGCCGGGGCAACCCAGGATCTCGGCCACGCCGCCGGTGGTGAGCACGGCACCGGTGCGGGCGGTGGCCTGCAGGCCTGCCCGCTTGATGCGCAGCAGGATCGCCTTCTCGCTGCGGCGCGGCCACCCCATCACCGTGGCGCGGCGTCGCATGCGCTGTAGGAGCTCCGGGAACGGCACATCACCGGCGAGGCGCTCGAGGTACTCGGACTCTTCGGGGAGCCAGGCGGGGTGTTTGCTCACGCCACCACCCGCACCGGCCCTGACCGCTCCCGTTTCGCCTCGCGGGCGGCCAGGACGTGCCGGGCCCAGCCTCTCGGGTTGGCCATGCCGCGGCGGTGGCCGATGCGCACTAGGTCTTCGTAGGACTGGGCGGAGGATTGCTCGGCGCGGCGTTGCTGGCGGGCGACGACCTCCTGGAGCTCGCCCTCCACATGCTTCAGCTCCCGCCGCTCTGGCTGGAACTGGTGGCCGCACTCGGGGCACTGGGGGGTGCCGCTGGGCATGGCGGCGAAGCAGGCGGGGCACACCCTGATACCCACCGGCCGCTCACCGGCGCGGCGCTTCACACGGCCCTCGAGCGTCCAGTCGTGCACCGTCAACGGATGGCCCAGACGGGCGCTGTTGCCGACGTGATCCAGGATCAGCAGGTCAGCCTTGCCTGGCGCACAGCGCAGGCCCCGGCCGTTGCCCTGCAGCCATGCGGTCAGGCTCTGCGTCGGCCGCAGCCAGATCACCGCGTCGATCTCGGGCACGTCAACGCCAGCGATCCACAGCTGCGCGCAGGCCACCAGATCGAGCCGGCCGGCACGCAATCCCGCCACTGCTTCTCGGCGCTCGTTGTCATCGCTGCCGCCATGCACGGCCACGGCACGGAAGCCAGCCCGCTGCCACTGCTCGGCGACCGCCTGCGCATGGCTGACGGTGGTGCAGAACGCCACGCCACGCCGGCCGGTGCACAGCTTCTGCCAGTGACTCAGCGCATCGCCCACCACCTGCGGCCTGTTCATCACCGCACCGGCGGCGCCTTGGTCGAAGTCGCCACCACGGCGGCCGATGCCGGACAGGTCCACGCCAGGCGGCGCGAAGATCCTGATCGGTGCCAACAGGCCCTCGTCGATCAGCTCGGCCGTGGTGCAGGTGTGAACCAGCAGATCGAACACCTCACCCAGGCCGCGGCCATCAAGGCGCTGGGGGGTGCCGGTGAGGCCGAGTAGTCGAGGGTTGCCGGCGGCGGCGATGACCTGCCGGTAGGAGTTGGCGACCGCCAGATGGCACTCATCCACGATGATCAGATCAGGCCGCGGCAGGTGGCCACGGCGCACCGCGGTTTGCACCGCGACGACCTGCACCAGCTTTGAGTAGTCCGACGATCGGCCGGCGCGGATGCTGCCGTGGCTGATGCCTGCCGCCATGAGCCGGGCGGCCGTGTCGTCGAGGATCTCGCGCAGGTGGGCCAAGAACCAGACGCTCCGGCCGCGGGCGATGGTGAGGCGGACGATTTCAATCGCGGTGAAGGTCTTGCCGGCTCCGGTGGGCGCAACCAACACAGGAGCCCGGTAGCCGCTGGAGAACGCCGCGCGAACGTCAGCGATTGCCTTGGCCTGGCGCGGGCGGAGGGTGAGGGTCACGCTTCGACAGGGGTGACGATGTAGCTATCCCGCCCGATCTTCTGGATCACAGGGCACCTGTTGTCTTCAATGGCGCTGGACAGTGCTTGGATCCACCGAGGCTTGTAATTCGATCCGGTGAGAGTGCTCTCTTCCTCGGTGATCTGAAAGTTCTTTTGATACCAATGCTGAAGCACAGATTGCCGGAACGGATCGCCGCCAAACTCGTCAAGGAGCTCCTGATGAGAATCCACAAGGCGCGAGCGCATGCGCTGAGTGAGAGATTCGCTGCGCGACTGATGAATGACCGGCGGCGTTGCATCGGTCAACTCAGCCAGCTCTGCGCTGAGCTGCTGGATCAGGCGGGCAATCTCGGCAATCCTTTGGATGCTGTCCATGTCGGTGGTGTGCTGTGGTGGTGTGCTGTGGTGGTGGAGCCCCCCCCGCTTGCTGCCGGCCCAGACCGCATTGGCGTGCGTGGTGCCGCCGGCAGTCCGCTGTCAGACCCTGTACGCCGCGCGGCACCTGGGCCCACCAGCTGGTCCGGCCAGTGGGGCGCCATGCGGCAGGGAGCGGGTGGGGGCTCCGTGGCGAATCATAGCGTTGCAGTTTCGCAACGGCAACAGTAGGCTGTGAGTCCGACGCAGCACCGCCACCGCATGCCCGCCACCGCCAAGCAGCGCCAGCAGCGCTACGCCACGGCCATCTCCATCCCGCGGGACCAGGCGCGGCACATCGCCAAACGCGCCGCCGCGCTCGGCATCAGCCAGGCCGCGTATATCCGCACCCTGATCGCCCGTGACATGGGCGTCACCCTCGACGGCACACCAGTCAGCAAGGGCTGATCCATGGGCGCTCTCGATGCCGCAGCCGGGCGATGGCCCGCGCTGCTGATGGACCTTGGCGGCCTGTCCGCTGAGCAGCTGACCGATCGTCACCAGCCATGCCCCAGCTGCGGTGGGACGGACCGCTACCGCTGGGACCGAGACGATGGGCCCGGCGGCTGGTTCTGCAATCAGTGCGGCGGCAAGGACGGCCGCGGCGGTGGCGGGTCGGGCCTGGACCTGCTCATGCGCGTCCGCGGCTGGAGCCTGAAGGACGCCTGCGCTGCTGTTGAGCGGCACCTCGGTCTTGCCGCACCGATCCCCACGCCGCCTACAGCTGGCGCCGAGAGCGTCTGGCGGTACTCCGAGACGTTCCTGGTCACCCGCTTTCCCGGCAAGAAGATCCGCCCGCTCTGGTGGGATGGCGAGGCATGGCGATGGAAGGCCCCGCCGGCGCCACGTCCCTTGTACTGGGCTCGGCGGGCCATTGGCGCCGAGGTGGTCATCACAGAGGGCGAGAAGGCCGCTGATGCCGCTGCCCAGCTGTTCCCCGACCACGCCGTCTGCACCTGGCCGTCCGGCTGCAAGGCACTCGACAAGGCCGACTGGCAGCCCATGCGCGGCCGTGCGTGCGTGCTCTGGCCTGATGCCGATGCCGTGGGGCGCGAGGCCATGGCGAAGCTGGCCGGCCGCCTGCTCGGCCTTGGCTGCAGCGTGCGCGTCGTCGCCGTGCCCACCAGTGCAGTCGAGGGCTGGGATCTCGCCGACGCGCTGGCTGAAGGGTGGACGCCTGGCCGCGTCGCGAAGGCCGTCGAGCGGCTCGCTCGGCCCGTCGTCGCGCCACCGGCACCCGAGCCGCCCGCAGCCCCACCAGCCGAGACTGAGGCAGCACCCGCCGAGCCCCTACCGCGGCAGCCGTTCGTCTGCCTGGGCTTCGATGACGGCAGCTACTACTACCAGCCCAGCAGTACCGGGCAGATCACCCGCATCAGCCGCGGCAACCATACAGAGACCCACCTGCTCACCTTGGCGCCTGATCTCGCCTACTGGGAGACGCTCTATCCCAGCCGCAATGGCGTCAACTGGTCCGCAGCCAAGGCCAGCCTGTTCGCTCAGCAGGCTGCTGTCGGCATTTTCTCCCCTGATCGGATCCGCGGCCGCGGTGCCTGGTGGGATGACGGCCGCGCCGTCCTTCACCTCGGTGATCGGCTGATCGTTGACGGCAAGGCGCACAGCGTGATGAAGCCGCCGCCGAGCCGCTTCAACTATCAGCGCCTAGTGGCGATCGACCTGCCGCCTGAGCTCGAGCCGCTCACCGATCAGCAGGGCATGGAGATCATCGACATAGCCTCCCGCTTCCTCTGGGAGGTGCCCGCATCCGGCCTGCTGATCGCCGGCTGGGCCGCTCTTGCGCCCATCTGCGGGTCGCTGGCCTGGCGGCCGCATATCTGGCTCACCGCCAGCGCTGGCAGCGGCAAGAGCGCCCTGCTCAACCGCTTTCTCGGCACACTGCTCGACAGCCTGGCCCTGTGGCCTGAAGGCAGCACCAGCGAGGCCAGCATCAGGCAGGAGCTCAGGGCCGATGCGCTGCCCGTGATCATGGACGAGGCGGAGAGCAACGAGCTAGCGGACCGCAACCGGATCCAGAACATCCTCGCGCTGGCCCGGGTCGCCTCCAGCAGTGGGCGCGGCTTCGTCGGCCGTGGTGGTGCCGATGGTGCCGCTCAGCGGTTCGTGATCCGCTCGATGTTCCTGTTGTGCTCCATCTCCACCGCGCTGAAGCAGGGCGCTGACGCCAGCCGCTTCGCGCAGCTCACCCTGCGCAATCCCAGCTATCTGCCACAGGAGCAGCGGCAGGCGCACTGGACCGACCTAGACCGCGACCTGACCGCGATCATCACGCCTGAGCTTGGCCATCGGATGGCGCTGCGCTCGGTGTCGCTCATCCCGATCATCCGCGACAGCGTGGCGGTGTTCCGCAGGGCCGCCGCTAACCGCTTCGACTCCCAGCGGCAGGGTGATCAGTACGGCACGCTCCTGGCCGGCGCCTGGAGCCTGATGAATGCCCGGGTCGCCACCGAAGACGACGCCTACAAGCTGATCGACGCCAACGACTGGAGCCAATACCGAGAGGCCGCCGAGCAGTCCGATGAGGAGCGCTGCCTGGCCCGCATCCTCCAGCACCAGCTCAGGGTCGAGGGTGACCGGGGCGCCGCCTATCAGCGCACCGTCTGGGAGCTGGTGGAGATCATCCGCGGCACGGCCACCAGCATGGAGATCGCCGCAGCCGTCGCAGAGGCGCACCTGGGCCGCATCGGCCTGCGCGTGATGGATGGGCGTCTGCTGGTCGCCAATACCGCGCTCGGCCTGCAGCGCATCCTGGCTGACTCGCCATGGGCCGCCAGCTGGCCCACTATCCTGTCCCGCCTACCTGGTGCCGAGAAGCCGGGGAAGATCCGCTTCCGTGGGATGGAGCGCAACAGCCGGGCCGTGTCGCTGCCGCTGGATCTGGGCTGATCCGTCCCGCCGCGTCCCGCCTGTCCCGGCACTTCGGGACGCTGAAAACGCTTGCAAACACTGGGTTTGTCCCGTCCGTCCCGCTTGTCCCGCCATTTCGCGGGGGACAGCCCCTTATGCGCATGCGTGTGCGCGCGTGCGCGTGCGTGTGTGTGTGTATGTCTATCTGTAGAGACGGGACAAACGGGACAAAGGCCCCAGATCCCAACCGGCGCAACGACTCTCGGCTGTCCCGCCCCCCGGGACAGAGCGGGACAGAGCGGGACAGAGCCGGGACGCGCTGTGGCTGGTGGGCACCAGCACCGCCCTACCCTGATCACAGCAGCCCCCCACGCCATGAAGCGCAGCACCTCGCTCTCTTGGCTCCTAGGGCGTGATCTGCCCTGGCTGCCTTGGTGGCAGGAGCTGTTGCTCAACTGGGTGGCTTCCTGGGGCTCCGTGGGCTCACTGGTGGTCATCAGCGCGGACCGGCATGAGTCCTGTGAGTGGGATCTCCCCACCGACCTGGAGCTCAAGCGGCTGGAGCTGGAGGAGCTGCTGGAATCTCGGCAGGGGGGTGAAGGAGTGGGGGGTGGTCGGTGATGGCAAGCATTCAGATCACGCTTTCAGGCATTGAGGAGATCGCTCGTGCTCGTGGGTTCATCGCACCCGCCACGTTCATCAGGGCTCAAAAAGCAGGGGTGCGCTACGCATCCCGGGCTGTTCCTCCGGCGGTGGCCAAGGGAATCAGGGGGGCCTACAACCTGAGCTCGGCCAGGATCAAGCAGGACATCTCAGGCATCCGCTTCGCACCTGACGGGGAATCGGCCACCATTCGATTCAGCAGGCGTCCACCAACCCTGGTGCAGTTCCGCCCCACGCCCGGCACCAGGGGCCGACAGCCTGGCCTTGGACGTGGCCTGGGATGGGGGCCAGCCAACCCACCCGGTCGGCCACTGCAGGCGACCATCCTGCGCGGGCAACGCAAGGCCTACCCGGGCGTGTTCCTCGCCACAGGTGCCAATGGCAATCAGCTCGCGCTCAGGCGCACCAGCAGCGGCCAGCTGCAGGCTGTCTACGGCCCGTCCATCGGATCGATCTACGCAGGCAATAGCGCCATTGGCGAAGACCTGCGCAGGACCGTTGAGCAGCGGATCCAAGAGCAGTACCTGAAGGGCTTCCAGCGCGCGCTCGATGCTGCGGCGCGCGGGTACGGCGGCCGCTGATACAACGCTGGCGTTGTGGGCGGGTCCTCCCTGGCTTGCTGTAAGCGCCGGTACCAAGCGCCCAATTTGTCAGGTGATAATGGTTCTCAACAATGCGACATCGACTCCAGTCAGGGCGCACGATCTCCTGTGCTGTCACAGCGGCCTGTCACATTCACCGTAGCCTGTGACAGGGTGACAGATCAGCCAAGTGCTCATAACAATCAGCGAAGCCGCTGAGATCCTGAGCCTCAAAAGTCGCGGCAGCATTTACCGCAAGATCAACAGCGGCGAATTGAAGACGATCGCCGGGGCCGATGGCCCAATGATCGAACGCGACGGATTGGAGCACCGCTGGGCCAACATCACCCGCAAGCGGTCCGACTCTCCTAGTCCCAAGATCGCAGCCGCGCCACAGCCACCGCCAAGCCGGCCAACTGAGCGCAGTGACGAACCACCCGATTACAACGAAAGCCGCGCCCGCTCCGAGTTTGAGAAGGCCAACCTGCTGGAGCTGGAGCGCAAGACCAAGGAAGGCCTACTGCTGCCGCGCGAAGACGTGGAGCGAGCGCAGGCCGCGGCCTTGGCGATCAGCAAGACCCGCCTCCTGGGGGTGCCTAGCACCGCGAAGCAGCGCATCCCACATCTGAGCCTCGAAGAGGTGGAGATCTTGACCACGCTGATCCGCGACGCGCTGGATGAGCTGTCCAGCTGGGGGGCAGCCGCATGAGCGCCGACGTGCTGACTGCGCAGATTTTGAGCCGATGGCGTCCGCCACCGCGGTTGAGCCTGAGCGAGTGGGCCGACACCTATGGCGTGCTGACGGGTGACGCCGCCGAGAAGGGTAAGTGGCAGACGCTGCCCTATCAGCGCGGAATCATGGACGCCTTCACCGATCCAACGGTCGAGACGGTCGTCTGCCTGAAGTCCGCCCGCGTCGGCTGGACGATGATCCTGGGCCATGTCATCGGCTACTACAGCCACCAGGACCCGTGCCCGGTGATGGTGGTGCAGCCGGTGGTCGAGGACGCCGAGGGCTACAGCAAGGAGCAGATCGCGCCGATGTTTCAGGACACACCTGTCCTGCGCGGCTTGGTGTCAGAAGCCAAGGCCAGGAACACCAGCACTAACACGATTCTGCTCAAGCAGTTGATTAATGGCGGCGTGATCGACATCGTGGGCGCCAACAGCGGCCGGGCATTCCGCCGGAAGTCGCGCCGGGTGGTGCTGTTCGATGAGGCCAGCGCCTACCGGGCGATCCCCGAGGGCGACCCGATCAAGCTGGGCCGGAACCGCTCCGACTACTTCTGGAATCGAAAGATCGGGATTGGATCGACGCCGATCACAAAGGGTTTTGACCGGACCGAGACGTGGTTCCTGAAGTCCGATCAGCGGCGGTTCTTCGTGCCGTGCCCGTTGTGCCAGCACCGGCAGGTACTGCGCTGGGCGCAGATGAAGTGGCCAGAAGGCAAGCCGGAGGAGGCTGCCTATCAGTGCGAAAACTGCGGTGAGCTGATCCCGCACAGCAAGAAACGGGCGATGGTCGAAGCCGGCGAGTGGAGGCCAACAGCCACCAGCGCAGAGCCGGGGCTGGTGGGCTTCCATATCTGGGCTGCCTACAGCTTCAGCCCGAACGCCGAATGGGGGAAGCTGGCCCGCGAGTTCCTGGAGGTGAAGGGCGACCCGGAGCAACTGCAGACCTTCGTCAACACGATCCTTGGCGAGACCTGGGAGGACGAATACACCAACACCATCAGCGCCGAGGGGCTGGCCACCAGGCGCGAGGACTACCCCGTCGGCGAGGTGCCAGCTGGCGGGCTGGTGCTCACCGGTGGGGTTGACGTGCAGGATGACCGCATTGCGGTCGCAATCTGGGCCTGGGGCCGCGGCGAGGAGGCGTGGCATGTGTGGGCTCAGGAGATCTGGGGCGACCCATCGCAGCCCGAGCTATGGGAGCAGCTCGATGCTGTGCTGGAGACCCGCTGGCCGCGGGAAGGTGGTGGCGAGATGCAGCTATCGCAACTGGCGATCGACTCCGGCCACATGACCCATGAGGTCTACGCCTACTGCCGCGCCAGGAAGTCGCAGGGTGTCATCCCAATCAAGGGCGCCAGCGTGCGCGGGAAGCCACCGATTGGGAAGGGCACGCCGCAGGACATCAACCGGCGGAACCAGCCAACCATCCGCGCCGGCGTGATGCTCTACACGGTCGGCCACGACACCATCAAGGCGACGCTGTATGCCAGGCTTCGGCACAGCCACACAGGCCCCGGCTACATCCATCTGGGACAGGCAGCGACAGATCAGTTCCTAGAACAGCTCACCCCCTGGAAGATTCAGACCCGGTACATCAAGGGCCAGCCGGTGCGCGACTGGGTGAAGGCCAGCAAGGACCGCGACGAGTTTGGAGATTGCACGGTCTACGCCTACGCGGCTCTCCAGCTGCTGGCCAGGCGCTACAACCGCGCCACAATGTGGGACCAGCTCGCTGCCCAGATCACCGCCCCACCACCAGCCCCAACGATGGAGCGCAAGAAGGGCAGCTGGCTCAGTCGGTAGCTTGGACGGGAGGCTATCGCCAATGGCATTCACGCAGCAGCAATACGACGATCTGGTGGCTGCGATTGCTGAAGGCGTCAGCAGCGTCAGCTCCAATGGCAGGCAGGTCAGCTACCGGAATGTGGGCGACATGCTGAAGCTCAAGAGCATCATGGAAGAAGAACTCGGCATCACCGGC